TGCGCTTGAGCGCAAAATGCAGCAACGCACCAGAGTGTTGGATGCAATGGCGCGTGGTATTTTCCACATGCTTGGCATGGATCCAGCGTCAATGATGGCAGCAGAGCGGCAAAAAAGATTGCCCCCAACCATTAATTGGCCAGCATCTGCTGCCGCTCCAGCCCAATATCAAAGCCAGCGAGGCACTATGCTTGCTGGGGCGCCTGCCTTAAAAGGCATTGGCGGAACAGCTTTTGGAGCTCAAAAATATTTGCCAACAGCGCTTGGAAATGAAACAAAGAAAGTGCTGCGAGATGCCGCCCATGTGTTCTTGGACACAATCAAGCAAGGCATTAGAGAGGTCAGGATTCAAGATCTTGGAAAGACGATCAATAGCCAAGCAATGCTTTCTGGAAGGAATATTGCTGGATTGCTGCCACCAGGAGTGGGTAGGGTGCCCAACGCCTACACGACAGGTGCAATTGGCGGAGAAACGCAGGCAGAACGTTTTGCGAGGAGAGAAAGGGAAGCTCGCATTAGATCATCGTTCCGCGAAATGGACGTGATGGGAGGAGGCGGTGGCAGGACGGCTGCCTCCTATAACTATGCGTATAGAGCTGCTCGACCTACTAGCGCAATTATCCCCTATGGCCCTGGTGGTGCGTTAGTTGCTGGAGGTGGAGGCGGTGGAGGCAATGTACCGCCTATGACTTCAATGCCGCCAACTCCGCCAGGCGGTGGACGAGGAGGATTTGGCAGTCTTGGTGGCTTCGGTAGTGCCATGGCTGGCATTCAACTGCCTAGGGCTGGCCTGGTGAGCGAACTTGGTAGTGAATTTGCACAAGCCGCAAAGCAAGTGTTACTGTTTGGCACTGCTTACAAAGCTCTTGCATTCTTGACTGGCTTTCCGGGACAAGTCAGCGAGGCAGTGGCTCAACTGCAAACCTTTAACAATACGTTGAAAGCAATCACCCCCAGTAGTGACGAGTTTCGTATTGCCAATCAATTCATTCTTGATACTGTAGATAAGTACAACGTACCTTTGCAATCGGCCAGGGAAGGTTTTACCAATCTATATGCTTCGATGGAGCCCGCTGGCTTCAAGGGAAATGAAATCCGTGATATTTTTACTGGTGTTTCACAAGCGGCTGCCACCTTTGGCATGAGCGCAGATAGAGTTGATCGCGTGAACTATGCCTTTGCCCAAATGGCGAGTAAAGGACAAGTAATGAGCGAAGAACTCAAGGGACAATTGGGTGATGTGCTTCCCGGTGCAGTGGCAATCTTTGCGAAAGCAGCAGGATTTACAGGGCCAAATGCCATGGTTGATTTCACCAAGGCAATGGAAGACGGCAGATATAAAGGTGAGGCAATGAAGCAATTGCTGATCAACGTTGGCATTGTCATGAAAGATAAGTTTGCCAGGGGAGCCGAAGGCGCTGCTCAAAGCTTCCAGGGGCAAATGAATGCCATGGCAACTGCCACACAAAAATTGTATGAGTCTTTTACACCTGCTGCAAATCTTTTCGCCAGCAACGTAGTAAAACCATTGACGGAGGGAATCAAGGTAGTAGCGGAGGGCTTTAATGCTTTCTTCACTGGTGCTGCAACAAAAACTGCTGGTGGATTTGCATTATCACAAGAGCTAGAAAAGCTGCGCCCTGCGTTCAAGGGAATTGCGGATAATATTAAACAATTGCTCCCATTGCTCCAAAGTTTTGCATCCACAGTCCTTGGCTTAGGAAAAATTCTTTTACAAATAGCAAGCAATCCTTTTGTTGGTTACATTGCAAAAGCTTATCTTGCCGTCCTGCCGCTGACCATGGCAATTCAAGTGTTGAATTTACAAGCACTTGTTCCAATGATTGCCAATTTATTGCGAGCAATTCCAGCATTTATTGCCTTCTCCACTGCAGCCTGGAATGGTGCATCTAGAACGGCAGCGTTAAGAGTAGCAATGCAAGCAACAGGACAAACAGCAACGATTGCGGGCGGCCAAGTTGCATTACTATCCAATACTCTTAAAACTGCATTTGTTGGAACAGTGGTTGGCGCTGTAGTAATCGGCATAGGAATGATAATTGAGAGAATAATGACACTTGGCAATAAAATGGAAGAGGCGAGAGGAAATGCCTTGAGATTGCAAGATTCCATTAAGGGAATGTCAAAGACTGAGCTTCAGGTAGAAGAGAATAAGCTTGGCATGCAAGAAGTCATGCTAAGAAGCCTACAAATGCAAGGCAAGGGACAGAAATATGTAACATTAAACAAACAACAAGAAGAAGCATTGATGACTCTCGCTCCAGGGTCGATCACTCAAGTCGCCAGGAATAATACTGGATTGGAACCTGTGACGGGATTGGGGGCCAAGGCGGGACTTGGGATGCCAGCCATTGCTCCCATGATGATAGAAAGCGTATTGCAGAAAATTAATACTTTACAGCAAAATATTAAGTCTGCCAGGGCTGATTTAATCGCAACAGACAAAACAGCGGCTATGCTTCCTCCTATTCCAAGCGCTGGCGGCGATGACAAAGAAGCCGCTAAACGCTTAAAAGACCAGCAAAATCTTGCCGACGCCTTATCAAAAGACCAGACAAAAACTGATATAGAGCGTCAAGTAGCACGATTTGAGAATGAAAAAAATATGATCAATATGGCTTACGATTTACGGGAGGCTCGTGCAAATAGCTTCCAGAAAGAAACTATTCGCTTTCAAAAAGAACTGTTTAATATTGAGATGGAAAGGCAAAGGGCAGTGTTGAATGCCGGAAATGCAATAGCCAAAGCGCAGGGAAATGTTGCTGGTGGTCCGGCACCCACTTCTGGATTCATAGATAAAAGTGTTTTGCGAAAGTGGTTGGAATCACAGGGCTTTGGCCGTACAACAGGAGATTTTACCAACAAAGGACATGCAGCGCCAAATCATATGCTCAATGCAATGGACATGGGAATCATTGGCGGCAGCGATGCAGATGCCCTGCGTAAAACAAAAGCAATGGAAGCGAGGCTAAGGCGCACTGGTGCTTTCGGTAATCAACTTTTTGGCCCAACTAATGATCCCATGGGACATGGCGCGGGAAGAGGTGGTCAAAATATTCACCTGCATATTCCCACCCCGGGAGGCAAAGTGCCAATGACTCCGGGCTTGGCCGCTGAAATGAACTATTCCCGGGGCCCTGACGCTACTGGCACTAGCGGTAGGATTTCCCCTCGCCAAAGAAGAGTTGTATTGGCTGACCAGCAAACTGCAAACGCATTGAAGGATCGCAGTACACAATTAACGCTAGCAGAAGCAGAAGCTCTTAAGAAAGCTGAAATAGCCATGGTCACTTACATCACGTCTATTGCACCGGCAGCGGAACAAGAACTGCAAAATCAACTTCTTGGGAAGCGCATCGAACTGATGCAAAGTGGAGCTCCCGAGGCCTTCGCGGAAACGCAAATGAAGATATTTGAGGCGCAAGAAAAAGTGAGAATAGCCGGGGAACTTCTCAACAAGAACAACAAACAAGAAGTGGAAGCCTATGAAAATCTAAAGAAATCGCTCCCCGGATACATTGCTCTTCTTGAAGATGCGGCGGTTAAACAGCAACAATTAGGCTTTACAAAGGCAATGAAAGACTTGGGGGATCGTGCTGCTATGGCCAGAGCCTTTACACCACAGGCCGAATTGCAAACAAGATTACAGCAACAAGGTTACAGTGGTGCTCAACTTGGTAGTTTATTTGAAACTGAGCAAGCAGTTATCAAAGCAGAAGAGCTTAAAACACAAATGCAAGGAGTTGCATCAACCATTGGCGATGCGTTCTCCACTGCGTTCCAGGGAATCATTAATGGAAGCGTAAGCGCTCAAGATGCCTTGGCCGGGTTCTTCCAAAGCGTGGGACAAAACTTTGTCAAAATGGCCATGGATATTATTGCCAAGCAAATGACGATGATTGTTCTTGGCTTTTTGATGAAGGCTCTAGGGCTTGCACCGAAAGGAGGAGGTAGTGAGAAGGGATTAGATTTTGCAACAATGGATCAATATACATCTCCAACGACAAGCCTTGGACTTCCAGAATTTGCTGCTAACGGAGCCATTTTTTCTGGTGGCATTGCAAAGTTTGCGACTGGCGGCATCGTCAACGGCCCCACTCTCTTCCCATTTGCCGATGGAGGGGCCATGCAAATGGGCTTGATGGGCGAGGCAGGCCCAGAAGCCATCATGCCTCTGCAAAGGGGCTCAGACGGTGTTCTAGGCGTCAGAGCAGCCATGGGCGGCAATGGCACGGGAGGCAACAGCAGCCCCGTGCTCAACATGAACTTTGAGACTAGCACTATCAATGGTGTAGAATACGTTAGCCGAGATCAACTTGAGGCGGCAATGGCACAAACTCGTCGTCAGGCTTCCAGGGATGGCGCAAACAAAGGCATGGCGATGACGCTAGATAAAATTCAGCAGTCTCCTCAAACCCGTCGTCGCATTGGAATGTAATCATGGCAGTCTTCCCTAGTTACATTCCTACGAAGCGTAATTTTACGCCGGGCATTTTCCCGCAGAAGACATTCCGCACTCTTGGTGGAACAATAGCAAAGCGCACATTTGGCAATGTTGCCTATGGCGCAAAATTAGAACTTCAATTTACCAACATCACTGATGATAAAGTGCAGGCAATTATTGCACACTATCAATACCAGACGCAACGCAACCAACGCTTCCAATTGCCAGACACTGTTGTTGCCGGGATGAATGCTTCTCTTGCCACTAGCGTAAAAGCAGTATCGACTTTGCGATGGGAATACGAAAGTCCTCCCGCCATTGAATCCATCTTTCCTGGCATCAGCGTTGTATCATTGACTTTGATTGGTGAAATACGCGATCCCAATTCTGACGACGTATGACCATTGATATTCGTATTTGCCAGTTTCTAGTGTTGACAACAAGCACTGGCGCCATCCATC